TGAATCCTGTACATTAAACCATTCACGAGCATTTGTATAATGTAAGGAAAACCAATGGCTATCATTGCGTTCATCAACATAAACCTGAGCTAGTTTAAGATAATTCACAATATCTCCAATATTTATTAGCAAAATTGTACAGCTTTTTCATAGATTACATCAGGATATTTTTCAGTAAGTTTGTCAAGTTCAAATTCAGTAAGTTCTACACCTGTATCAAGAAATACAGCGTAAGAAAAATAAGCATCGCAGAAGTCAGGGTAATCACTAGCATCGATACCATCAACTTGTGCATCAACAACTTTACGACCATTTAGTTTCATGATTATTCCTAGTATGGGGTTACATTACAAACATGACGCACTGTGTGGTCAATTTTTAATGCTTCAGTAATATAAGGTCTAACCCTACAAACATGGAGAGGACGTTTACTTTCCTCTTTAACATTGATCGAGCACTCGAACCCCAAAGCTTTTGCATGAGCAATCGCTTCTTCAAGCGTAGGAAAGCTTCCCTTGTTCAACCCAAAGTTTGTCATATATACAGTGTATTGCTTGGTCATCTCTTGCTCCTGAATTTTTACCATAGACATATATTAACAAAAATTAGGATATGTGTCAAGCATGTTGTGTTTTTGCTAAATGGTAATATCTTCCATACCTGCAACACGTAGACGCACGATATGCCCAAGCATGAAGTTTTTACTTTCTAATGCTTTCATGATACCTAACCATTGATTACGAACTAACGCAATTTCATTAACTAATGTTTCCATATCAATAACATCTTGTTCAGCATCAGAATATCGTTCAGCATCCCGTGATGTTAATTGACGTGGATAGTTTTCTAAATATTTTTTAAAGGCGATACTACGTGTTTTACGAAGTTGTCCATTCATATAATCTAGTACAGCTTCTATTTCTTGTAGTTGATTGAAACGATGCTCTGTGACGCCTGGGAGCGTTGCAAGCATTTTTTCAACACGCTCACCTTTAATAATTTTTACTTCATATTTTGCTTGGTTAAGTTCCGTTTGGTAATGTTCGATAAATTCAGGTAATGATGAGATATCTTGCGTTATTTTACTAAACCATGCCATGATTTACTCATCATCGTTCCAATCATCATAAGCTTCTTCATCTGCGAAGTCCTCATCATCATCCCATTCTATTTCTTCATCATATGCTTTCAATGCGTTTACCATTTCTTTTTCACCACTAAAAGCTTCTTTTAATTCATCATGGCTAAAATCATGGTCAATTAAAACATTGAGCACATCCTCTGCTGCATCACGCATATCACTAGCACTAACGTATCGTTTAAATACTTCATAAACTGCTGCTACTGTATCAAGCATTTTGTTCTTCCTCCGCTAACTCAGTATTTACTTGTTTTTCACGTTGGTTGAATTCATTCATCACCAAATCCATAATACCATTTTCGTTCTTAGACCATTCTTTTCTAAAATAACGATGCACTTCACCGTTCAAGTCTGTATAAAGATAACGATTTCCTTCTCTTGTTACAAATCCTTTTTTCTCAATTAAATCAAAAAATCCACTATAAGGATTCATACCTGTTGTATAGGGTATTTGTACTTCAACATCTTCAAATGGTTTAGCAAAACGTGTTTTCATAACTTTACAACCTGCACGTATACCTAGTACATCAGACGTTTTATTACCTTCTTCATCCTCTTTTAGTTTTAATCTTTTCATTGCAACAAGAATGCTGCTAGCAAATACAAATCCTTGTCCACCACTTACATTAGGATCAGGATTGTATGGATCTTGTGATGCATAGGTATGGTTAGTAGCAATTAATCCTACATTATATGAACCAAACATGTTTACACAATTTGTAACAAGTGCTTTAAGTGCTTTGGCTTTACGCCCCATATCACCTTTCATATCACCACTATCGAATTGATTAACTTCAGTTGGACTCATCAACATACCAAGACTATCAATAACAAATAACACTTTTGGTCTATCTGCTGCAGGTGTTTCTTTATAATCCTTCATAAAAGTTGAAATAGTTTTAGCAACATCATCAATCATTGCCATGTTTAATTTCAATAGTTTATCTTCACTTGTATCAACACCAAGCGCACGTAACCAACTTTCATCTAATGCATTTTCGCTATCAATAAGAACAACAAATATGCCTTGTTCTTGTGCATTTTTTACGATGTTACCGCTGCAAATATATGATTTGCCGCTACCACTTTCACCTGCAAATACAGTAACTTTTCCAAGTGGTACACCTTTATTAAAATCACCACTGATAAGATAATTAAGGGCATAATTACCTGTTGAAATCCAATCAGTGGGATCATGAAATCCAATTGAAAGGCCATCTATAGACTTTGTAATGTCTTTACGAAATTTACTAAGGTCAAACGGTCGATTGGACATTTTTCTTCTCCTTATTTAGTAAATAAGCCGCTCTACGGGCTTCTGACCATGGTTTTCCCATAGCTTATCACTTTGCAATTGTATTATTTGTATATACTTTAAATAACTGTTTATCTAAAATTGTTGGTGCTGAATCAGCAAGACAATCAATATCAAAATCATTTGGGAAATGTTTTAGTGTTGCTCTAGCTCGATCACGTACTGAACTTGGTACACGTGGGGTGCGACCAGGATCGCATAACTCTTCCAACAATTTTTTACCTTGTTTTAATGCCCTGTATCTTTCATCAGGTAATGTCATTGTGTTCTCCTTAAGTGTTAGTGGTGGAAAAATTCCACCACTTTTAGCACTGTTATTTACGCTTGCGATGTTTTCTTACTACGAATCATAGCAAGAATATTAGCAGTTGAATCAGAGGTTTGAGGTGTTGTAACTTTAACTTCGGAAGTCACAACAGGCTCGTCATCCTCATCCACGACAGGAGTTGAAACTTGTCTTGGTGATACATATGTATCATCATCGTGGTCAGCATTACTAGTTGACTGTACACCACGTGGACGAAAATATGCTCCCCACTTATCGGTATCATATTCTTCACCATTAACACTAGCATCGAACATTTCTTTCATTACACGTAGTTCGCTTTCACTAGGTTTCTTCGGTAAAAATTCTTTTAAGTTAAATAATCCATATTTTTCAATGGCAGCTTGTTCAGATTCAGTTAATGCGGATTCTTTACGTGACCACCCACTTGTACTGTAATCTGCATAACCACCTTTTGATGATTTAATAATTTTAAAGTCTAAACCACGCAAATAATGTGTGGGAATTTCTTCAATATCAGGATCCATTAAACTATTTTTAATAACACCATAAATTTGTGGTGAAATAATAAATCTGCGAATTGAATTTTCAGGTAAAATATCTTCTTTCATTTTACTATCTCGTACAAATCCTTGAAAAATATAAGTGCGCTTTTTCCAATACTTGTTTGCAATTTCTTTTAATGACGCATCTTTATACCATGTTCGTACTTCAGATAAAATAGGACAGTTTTCACCAAACATCTCAACACAAGGTACTTTTACAAATACTTTGTTTGATGATGATTGACCCTTTATTCCACTAAATTCTAACGTAATTAAATTACGTTCAGCCCAAAAATAATCATTTAGTCCATCAGCGTCAGGTAAAAAACGAACCGTTGTTGTTGTGTTTTCTTCCATGTTCCAAAATGGATATATGGCATTATCGCCTATATTTGTTGCTTGGGAATTTGATTTGGCTTCTTGTGCAGCCAATTTTGCACGAATAGCAGCTAGTGACATTTTGTATTCTCCTTATAAAGTTAAAAGTGTAGCTAAATTGAGACCTAAGTGTAATTGTGAGAACAACACACAGATTGAATATTACTTTATTTCTTTCTGTGATAAAAGTATTTAGGATAACCACATACGCAAAAAATATATATTCTTAACGAACTTCATTATGACCCATAAATTTGCGTAATTCTCGTGCCTGCTTAATCGCTCGCTTGGCATCTTTGCGTTTTTGTTCAGGTGTTCTAGTATCGGCTAAATCTTCAGGGGTGCCTGGGATGGGGCTATTAGTGTTACCACCAATATACATTGGATTATCTGCTTCATTTAAATTATGTCCAATACGTTTTTTTACTATATCCATTATATATTGTACATCATCATCACTTAATTGTGGACTCATACATTTACGCCAATATCCAAATTTTTCTTTTTCAGATAAATTTGGATTATTTAATACATTACGCATATCCGTACCACGTGGTCCATTTATATTACGGTATGGATCATTAGTTTGTTGACGACTTATTACGTTTAATGTTTCAAATTGATAACTGCGCCCATTATATTCTTTAATATGACTCATACTATCAGCACGATCATTACCAAAGATAGCAGTAATATGCTTGTATCCTAATTCATTTAATTTCTTTAAGGCACTCATTAATGTTGGCATACTATCGTCTGAAGCTTGAAAACAATGCTTATGATTTGGAAATACTTTATGATAGATAGATAATTTTTCATTCGGAGTCAGTGGATCATCATCACCCAATGTACGACTTACAATAATATATGGATCTGCACCTTGTTCTTTAGCAGTTGTAAACACACTATTAGCCAAATACATATGTCCACGATGACCCATACAACGACCAAAAGTAATGACAGCACGATCACTTTTACCACTTCTACTTAATGACTCTTTTAAATATTTTGACTCATTCTTAAATTTATTTGCTCGTGTAAATGATCCACGTTTAACTAATTTGATAGGATTAATACCTTCATTAATATCATAGACAAATCCTTCACCACCACGTTGTCCATCAGGTAATTCTGCTTGTATACCAATTTTACTTAATGTCGATTCTTCTAATTGGTCAACAATCATATCTTTTAATTTCATTGTTGCACGTACTAACCTAAACGTATCATTGGCACCATCTATGTGTTGTTTTAAATGTTCAGCCAATATATTTTGTTCTTTTGCAGATAAACTATCACGTGACCATCTTGTAAAATTATCACCTAAATTATGTAATGCACTTAATTCATTTTCACTTACTTGACTATTTACATACTCATAAATCATTTTTTTAATGTTTTGTGGTCCAACAAACTGATCAATACTATGTTGTTTTTGTTTAGCAAAATTCCATAATTTTTCTAACATGCTACGGTCTAATCTCACCGTATCACTTGTGTGCAAAGGTGGTATAATAACTACATCATTACTATTAAAATGATTGGAATGATCGCCTACAGGATATCTTCTACCACCTGTGGCAGGTAAATGTTGAAAATATGCTGTAGCCGCACATCCACTCTTACTATTGGCAACACGCTTACCCAAGTTACTACTGTTATTAATTTTGTAAATTACTGTGTTTGGATTACATTGAAAACAATCTTCAGTTAGTGCAGGTGAATTCTTATATAATAATCCTGCTTCTAAAAAACCACGAAAATCTTTTGGTGTTGCTGCTTCATATACTTCAAACAATGCAGCCATATCACGTGCAAATTGTTCACGCTCAAATGTTTTTTTAGGCTTGCGTCCAATATATTGCTCATATACTGCACGTGGATTATCTACAATATCACGACTATACTTGTCACCAAAATGAAAACGCCCATTATCAGTTCTACCGAATATTATTGCAGGACTTCCATCCCATTTTACTTCAAGTGGTTGACGATTAATAATACCTGCTATACATTCTAGTAC